ATAAAAAAAACCTCTTAAATCCTTTGGGGCTTCACTTCCAAATTCATTAAAAGGTTTTAATAACTTCTTTAGGTTCTATAGTGTGAAGCCGAACCGTGTACAAATATAATAATTATTTTTTAATCAAATTCATTATTGATTGTTTTTATTATTAATTTTCTTCTCCAGTATTTTGCTACTCTTAAATTTCTAACTGTTAAAGGCGTGTTTCTAAACCGTGTCAAGTTGCGGCGTTTCTTCATTCGTTTATTCATCTTGTCCGTGTTTTTTTATTAATCCTATTCCTATTAAAACTATTCCTACAGTGAAAAGTAGTAAAGCCATTTTTGCTTCTTCAGGCATAACGTTCTAAATATTTAATTACTTCAATCCAATACTCTTTGTTTTTAGCTTCCGTCTTATTGTAAGGTGCTAACTCGTAAATGTTTCGTGCTGAAATTAACGCTTGCGTTTTTATTTCTTCAGGCTTAAACAACTTACTTGCGTTCGTGTATATTTCCTTCGCTTTTTCTTTTGCTTTCATTCTATTCTGATTTAAAGGTTTGTTTTTTAGTTTTGGCTAAATAGTAAAGCTCTGCGTATTCTTGCATTGCTATCAACGCTTGTGACCTATCAATGATACCATCATAATCAGTATACTTGTTTAGTATTTCTTCTTTTGAACCAAGTAATATTATTTCTTTTTGTTCCTCATCCATTCTATTCTGATTTAAAGGTTTCGTTGTAGTATTGGTTTGGGTTGCTTGTTGCTCTGTCTTCTTCATCATACCCATTATTCCATGCTTCAATTATTTGCTCTTTCTCCATTTTTTTAGCTTCTAATATTACATAATTCATTATAGATGAATCTTTTGGTATCCATCCTGCTCTTTGTAATTCGTCTACAAACCACTCTATTGCTGTTTCTTGTTTCATAATCTATTGTTTAATTTGGATTATTAGTTTCTATCTGTAAAGTTCCTTCATCATTAATTACTAACCAATAAGGAAAGCCTCCTAAATCAATTGAAGGTGTTTTTTGTTCTGAATACGAATAACTGCACCCTTTAAACCTAAACCTTCTCATAACAACTAATCCATTTAAAACATCTTTTTCCTGTTCAGGATTCCAAATTTTAATAATAGAACTATCTATTGGTTTTAATATATCAACAGGTTTAAATTGATTATTAAATGCAATTATTGCTAATTCAGCATCTTTAATAGCTCTTTCTATACTTGCTCCATTCATTGATTTTAATAATACGTTACAGTATAATTCTTTTATAATTTCTTCATTTGTTTTCATTCTATTCTGATTTAAAGGTTTCGTTGTAGTATTGTTCTGGTTGATAACATTGAGAACCATAATCATTGCTCCCTTGATTATAAGCATCCATTATCTGCTCTTCAAACATTTTATTGGCTTGTTCAATTATTGGTTCATCCATTTGAATTGTTAATCCAGTTAGTTTATTTATTTCTTTAACTAACCATTCTACTGCTGTTTTCATATCTTACTTTTAATTACTAATTTTAATTCTCCGTTTATTTCTCGTTCTACGCTATCGTGAATAACATCTACGTATTCTTGGCTAAATTCTACTTCATGCCATTTATTTTCGATTTGAACGCTTTTCTTTTGATTGTGATACATTTCTATTCCCGAACCTATTAAGTCCTTTAATTCGTCTAAAATTAGCCTTAAATCGGTTTGTACAGTCCACTCGAAAGTAACACTTACTCGTTTAGTCCGTTTTTTCGTGCCGTTCCCGTTCATTTTGTAAAGTTTATTATAGCATCTAAATAATCATTGTATAGCTTTTCGTTGAATGATCCGCCTTTATCTTCGGGACAAATTTTATTCATCCATTTGCGCTTTAAATATGTTACGTTCGGACGGTGCGGAAAATACGTATTAACCGCATTTTTAATTTTTGACTTCATCTCTTTTAGTTTTAGAAATTAATACTAAAGATAAACATAATACGCCAGCACCTAATAATAAATAGCTTTCGTAGTTAGCACCCAATAAAATAATTATCGAGTTAATTAAGATTCCTGTTCGTTTTTTCATAGTGTTTTTTTAAATGATATACGCAAAACTAATATAAAAGTTTAATATAACAATACTTTTTATTAAAAATAATTTACATAAATAACAAAACCCCTGATTTCTCAAGGGTTTCATAACACAAAACAAACAGAAAGATTTTTTAAAATGACTTAGTAACAGTTCTAACGGTATGTATCTAAGTACTATTTTCCTACTTTAAAACGTTTTACTATGAATTTAACGATTCTTTTAGCTATCAGTTTCCAAATACCGCCTTTAGATTCGACTTTCACCTCCAACCCTTCAGCGGTCTTGGATATTTCAATATCAATGTTTTTACTATCTAATTTAAATTCTTTGTTTACTTCGTCTTTTAATACGTGAATATCTACGTTTTTAGTGTCTATATCCAGTTTGATATTCGTACCGTCTTTTTCTAAATTAACGTCTACGTTATCCGTGTCAATTGTTATTTTTTTCTTTGCCATAATATATTTATTTAGTCCAACGTGCTGCCGTTCCCCTTACGTCGTAATGCACCCAAGTTGAATATGTACCTAATCCACCTTGTTTCATTTTACCTTCAGCTATCAATTTTTCGATAATAGCCGCAACTTGTTTAGGTGTGTAACCTTCTATTTTAAAATCTGCAGCTTGTCCAGTTATATGACGGCTTCCTTTTACGCCATTAACCTTTGCATTAAGTTCCGCAGGTCTGTACCCGCTTGTAATCTTAATAGGCTTTTTAACCTCGTCACGTAATACCTGAAGATTCTTTGCAAGTTCAATTAAATTACGTAATACGTCCGTAGGTACATTGTAATTACGCTTGTTGAACTCGTTTAAACTAAAATTGTTTGTTAGCTTCATATCTTATTTTTTCGCTAATTTACGACTTTTATTTTCAAGTACCGCAACCGTGTCATTTTTTATAATCGGTAAAGTAGGTTGTTTTTCTTCAATTGGTTTTCTATTGTAGTATTCGTTTTTATCTAAACAGTTGTACAAACGTGCTTTAACGTCTTGAACCTCGAAATGAGTGTACGCAAGCCACAAAGCTAAAACACCTACCGCACCTTGTTTTTTAATTATTTCAATGAATTGTGTAATAGGTATCATTTTCATCTAACTTCGTATTTCGGTAGTTCTACGTTATTAACCCAGTCGATAATGTGTTGGTCGTTCCAATCTTCAGTGTACGTGTACCCGTCGAAATTGATTCCGAAATTAGCCGTAGTAGTTTTTAAAATTACAGCAGCAGAACAAACTTTGTCTATTATGCTGTCCGTTACCGTTGTTACCGTCACCGTTGGATTTACTATTTCAACGTTGAATTGTTCAAATTTATAAGTTGCCATTTTTTATTTTTATTTTAAGTTAGTGTTGTTCCTGAAACCGTAAATGTTCTTACGGGGAAGTAAGTAAATGAAGTCGATGATGTTTTAGACTGTAATGATATCAAACCTGTATTAATAAAAGCATAAGCTTGTGTTGTTACTCCTAAATTTGTTGTTGAACTCCAATAAATCCTCCCCAATGAAGATAAATTTAAAGGTGAATAATTTAATAAATTATCTGCATTATTAACATAATTAGTTAAATTAAATATCTCTCTAATGTTTGGTAATCTCCAACCACTTGTGAAAGTTCCAACTGAAAAAGCAAGTGAATTGTCCACAGCTTGGTTCCAAGTATTACCCGTAGCTATTGCAACTCTTGAAAGACCCAACACAGTTGAACCGTCGTATGTCGACCAATCAATCACAATATTATTAGTGTACGTTGAACCGCCTAATTCGTCGGTAAACCTATTCGTGTTTCCGAAAGGGTTAGCAGTTGCTAAAGTAGTAAAATTTGTTGCGCGTCCCGCTTCTAAATCTCCATCGTCACCCGTACGGTATGAAGTTGTTTGTCCCGATTTCATTAATGTAGCTCCAACAGCTGCCTCCGAACCGCTACATGAAAAATATTCTTGTGCTATTCCCCAACTTATTTCGTTATTACACGCGCCTTCTCCCCAGCCTATATCATTTGCCATATCTAATTATTTATGTTGTTATATCTCCGTATAAATACCATTCGTTCGTATCTCTTTTGTATAATGTAGCTACGGAATATTGCCCCGTTGTTTTAGTCTTACCACCGCTACTTCTTAAAGTTACTCCCGTATCTGGTACAATAATAACTTGTCCCGTTCCGTATTGTGCCAAAGTTATAATAGTTCCTGAAGGAAAAGCAACCGCAGTATTCGTAGGTATAATTAAGTTATTACTACCACCCGAAAAGTTTAATTCAACTACCTTATTTGCATCACTTAATGTAAGTGTATGTTGTGACGTATGCGTAGATTTAGCACGGTTACGAACTTCAGCACCCGTAACATATTTACTTGCAAAAGTACCGCCACCCGTGTCTTGTGCAATTGCTATACGGTCTGAAGCTTCTAAATTACTTCCTTTTGCCGTTAATTGACTTACCTTTACATTCGCCATTTTGCTTGTTTAAATACATTAATAATTTCTTTATATTTTCGTCTTTTGGTTTGTACTTCTTCATAAACACCAGGGACTGTAGTTATTATTTGTATCCGGGTACATGTCCCCGTTTGAGTTACTATTATATTCAGGAAACTTGTCGTTGTTAAATGCTATATAATCAATAAATCTTTCAGTGTAATGTTGTGCAATAGAACGCTCTTTTTCTATTAAGAAATCAATTTCTACCTTTTCAACGTTAGTAGCGTTTTCCGAATTATGTTTATAGACCCCTTTGTTCGCTATTGTATAAGCCGCAAAAGGTAAATATTCAACCATAGCCCAATGAATCAACATTTGTTTAATGTAGTTAACTAACAAATTATTATAGTCCGTTGGTATTGTGTAAATTGCCGAAATTCTTATTGTAGCATCGTCGTTACCACCGTCAACCGTAATAACATCGTTTACTTTATAACCCGTTCCCGCCGTGTCTATATCAGCATCCGTAATTAAACCACCCGTGTCAGTAATATCTAACGTTAAACCCGTTCCCGTACCTCCCGTAGTAGTAACACCCGTAGCCGTTGTATAACCAGTTCCCTGGTTAGTTATTGTAAATGTAGTTGGTATTCCTGAAGTAGCTAAAATAATTTCAGATTGTAATCTTTGAAGTAAGTCAGTTCCTAAAAAATTTTGTATGTGTATATCTTGTGCGATTTTAACGTACTGAATAAAATTGTCCGTGTCTACGTTGCCATTCATTGCAGTGAATTTAACTACGTCTTGTCTTGTTATTAGTAGTGCTTCAGGCATTATTCTCCGTATATTTTATTAGTTGGTAAAAATCCGTTATTAGGCATATCCGTTGGTCTTTGACTAACTTTAGAATCGTTCTTTACTACGTACCCTAACTTTTCAGCTTTACGTACCGCAACTTGTTTTAACTCTTTACTGTTAACGTCAATTGCTTTTCCGCTAAATGTAGCATACACTCTTTTGTTCCAACGGTGGTGACAATTACCACCACCTTTATAAAACCAAATTGAATACGTATCAGCGCCTTTTGGTCCCCATCCTTTATTAACTATTTGCGAACCCATTTTAATTATGTCTTCTTTACGATATATTTTATTTGCCGCTATCATTCTTCTACAAAATTCTCGGCTATTGCTTTTAGTTTCGCCAGCGTAAACGTACCTTGTTATGAATTTAACATCTCCAATTACTTCGTCTTGTTTACTTGTAATATTAGGTCTATTGTCGCCCGTTGAAACCAAGTTAACTATCTTACTTAATAAAGATTGTTTAGGCTCTTTAGAAAGCGTTTCGTTCTCTTTATCGTCCGTTTCATAGTCTACGGGATATTCGTCTATTAGAATCGAGTTTTCGGGTATATCTTCGCCTAAATTAATAAGCATTTCAGCTATCTTAAAATCTTTGCTTAATAGTTCAGGCGCTAAATCGCTCCCGCCAGCTTCAGGTGGTAAGCCTACAATACTACGTATTTCGTTAGGCGTTAAAGTTTCAATTACTTTATTAGCTACTAAAGGACTTAAATTATTAATTGAATCTAATAATCGTTTCTTTTCGTTGTTTGTTGTAAGGTCTCCAGCGGCATCTAACGGATTTAAGGTTTCAAAATATAGCTTTAAAGTAATTCCGTTATAATGTAGTATTGTTTCAAACGCTTCTATAATTTGGTCTTGAATAGGTTTTACTACCATGTTTTCAAATAGCACTTGTGCATTACGTAACTCATCAGCATTCGAACTGAAGCCATTTGCCGAACCTAAACCGAAAAGTAAAGGCGAAGTAACGTTATGCGCTAACATAATCTTTTTAACGCATTCCTCACTTAAATAAGTATAGTGTTCAGGTGCATCGTTTAACGGTAAATCGTCTACCGTAGTTTTAGATTCTTGGTTATTGTTAAATGCAACTATTACTTTTTGACCTCGTGAACCCGTTAATTGACTTAATACTTTACCTTTAATTATTTGTTGTTGTTCTTCAGTAGGTACACCGTTGTTAAAGTTTACTACTTTAGTTCCTGAAAAACCGTTTTGAACTTCGTTAATTAAATAATCGGCTATTTCTTCTTCTAACTTTGCATACGGCAATCCACCTTGGTAATCTGGCAAAGAATAGTATTTCATCCCAACCGCATAAGGTTTAGAATAAAGTATTTCTACTTGTTCGTTTGAATATCCGTAAGCTGGAATTCTTTTAGGTACATATTTCTTTGTGTCTTCCCAATTATCTGAATAATAGTAACCTTCTATTTCACCGTCTTTATTACATTTTTCAGCACGTAATAAATTCACGGGTATGTGATAAGCCTTTAAAATCTTTTTATGGTCTTTAGAATAGTGAACTTGCATAGCAAATTGACCAAACATTTTACGATCTAAAACTATTTTACGAATACAATCAGCATTAAATAAAGCCATCATTTGAGCGTACTCGTTAGGCTTTTTATTAGCGTCTAACGCACTTAAACCCCTACCGTAAATTAATCTATTTACATTATTAATTACCGATGAATTAGTAGTTGAATTAACGTACCTATCTATAATAAATTGAAAGTAGTTATTGTCTTCGCCAAATTCAACCCAAGCATCTCGTTTTGATTCTTGAATTACGGGCGTTGTGTATGTACTTAATTCTAAAACGTGTATGTTATTCATAAACTATAAATTCATTTGTTGTACTGTTTGAAACGTATTGACCGTTATTTACTGTAAAGGTATTAACGTTTTGATTAGTACAAAATATTCTATCTTTATATACTACGCTTGCACCGTTTACTACTACTAAATCGTAAAAATGATTCTCTACTAAATTAAATTCAGCTTCTAAAGTGTCGTAGTAGTCGCCTACCGTGTGCGTGTAACCCGTTATTTCAGTTGTTACACCCGTTTGGTCATCAGTTATTCCAACGTAATCAAACGTATGCGACCTTGGTATAAATACAAAAGTCTGGTCGTTTGTTGAAGTTGTTAAAATAATCATATATTATAAACGATTAAAGGTCGATTTTGTACCGTAAAATAAAAAACCCCTACCGAAGTAAGGGTCTTTTTGTAAGTATATGAAGAAAAGAAATTACGAAGTAACTATAGTTGCATCCGTTCCCGAACCGTCTTCAAATAAAACTTTCAATCCGTTTTCATCTGTTACGTCAAGAAAGTTCGCGGGACTAACTTCCATTGCTTCGAAAGTCAAATTGTATCCGTTGAAGTCACCTAAAGCAGAACCTGAAGAAACAGTCCCCGCAGTAACATCAGCACCTTGAGTTAACCCCATTAAAAAGAATTGGTCGGTCATTGTTCTAACTACAATTCTTGGTCTACCGTAAGCAAGTAGTTTAACGTTTTTGTGCGTTGTAACGTCTTGTCTTTTTAATTGTATAGTAAGTGTTTGTTGAAAGAAAGTAGTACCGTTGTCACGGCTTGAATTGATTGTAGTCTCAAAACTGTTAGCACCTTTTAATTCGTATTTGTATAGACTCAAAGCACTTGCGGGTGTCCAGTCTGTAATTAAATCAGTATCGGTATTATCGTAAATAACATCGTCAGAATTTAAATCGTCGTAGTTAATAAAGTAAATAGCTTTTAAACCCGATACCGAGTCTTTACATTGTTCTATTCTACCATTTGTTATATCACAGCTCATTTTATTATTTTTTAAAGTTTAACAAAAAAAAAGGTGGTGTATTTTGCACCACCCTTTCGTATAGTTTATGTTAGATTAGTTAGCCGAGTTAACAATTCCGTATGTAACTACATCTTCAGCGAATCCGTATTTAACGTCTCCAGTAAATCTCATTACTACACGTACATTCATTGAACCGTCGATCAATCCCATGTCGATAATTTTAACTTCGTTCATGTCATTTAACAATCCAGTTGCAAAATGTAAGTTAGAAGTTTGTGAAGCTAAACCAGTATTGTTAGCTAAACCGTTAGCCAAGAAGATTGGTAAACCGTCGAAAGAAAGTGATCCGTTAGTGTACCATTGTGTACCCAAGTTATTTGTACCGTTAGCACCTAAACCGCTTGCACCAAATCCACCTAATGCACGGATATAAGCTCTAACGATGTTAGAAGAAAGATACAATTTAAGGTCTGGTTGTCCGTATAATCTTGTTGGGATAGCGTCAACGATTGAACCGATTTGAGCGATAACGTTTGAAGCATCAACAGTAGTTCCCGTTACCTCTTGTGCAGCTGGCAAAGAAGCATCAGTAGTTAATTGTGTCATGATACCCGCAAATTGACCTTGTGTTGCGTTAACACCTTGCCAAATTGAAGTCTCCATGTTAGCAGCTACTTTCTCAGCTACGTGTGCAATTAAGAAATCTGTAAACGATTTAGGCATTACATCAAAAGCAGAGTAACCCATTTCAATCGCCTGCCAAGTCTGATGAAAATCTTTTTTACACAATTGTAAATTTATTTGATACTCTTCAGGTTGTAATACACGTTCAGTTAACGTAACTGTAGAACTCGCATCAAAGTCACATGAAGCGTTACGAATTAAATCGTCAGTTGCTACTCGTTGAATAACTTGTTTGAATTTTACGTTCGGGTGAATAGTCATACCACCTTGCTCTAAAGTTGGTGCGCTAAGGATAGCAGCAGCGATGTACTTACCAGCAAACTCACCAGCGTATGTAGTAGTGATGTTTGTACTTGTACTTAAATTAATTTTTTCCATTTTATAATATTTTTATTTAGATTAAACAGCAGTTAGTGTAATTGCACCTGAAGCAGTTCCCAATCCGAAAACATACCAGTTTGTACCGTCACAATTCAATTCAACAAAATCTCCGATAGTATCAGCAGCGTGTGCGAAAGTAATCGTGTTTTCGTCAGCTCCCGGCACGTTTACTGAATTCACAATAACACCACCTTGAATTTTGTTTGTAGCAGCTTTGATAGTCCAAGCAGTAGTAGCAAATAATGCAGCTACAGTAAAACGGAATCTAAAACCCGCAGAAGTTGCAACCGCTGGCAAAGTGATTTGCGCTCCAGCAGCAGCGTTTAAATAAAATGACTTGTCCGAATCTTCAGCAGTCAAAGTAGTTGCACCTGTTAACGTTTCAACAAGTCCTACTTGTCTTGTTACGTCATTAGATACAAAGTTGTAAGTTGTACTCATTTTTTTTTGTATTTAGTTAATTATTTATTTAATTTTTCAAGTATTGAATCCATTGTAGTACGTGTTCTTTTAGCACCCAATTTAATAGAATCGTTCGTGTTTTCGTTTTCAGGGTTAAAAGAAATTGGTTTAACTTCAGAAAGTTCAACTTCTTTAACTTCTTTTAGTTTAGACAATTCAGCTTTTAGTGCGTTATTCTCGTTTTTAAGCGCTTCAATTTCAGAAAAGAAAGATTCTTTAATCATGCTTTCAACTATCTTTTTAGGCGCAGCTTTTGCCGTTTCCATTTCTTGTTCTTTCTTCGCTTCTTCTTCAATAGGTGCTTCTTCAGGCATTTCTTCTTCTTCTTCTTCTTTCTCTTTAATTTCAGAAATAACACCTTCTTCTACTACTACCAAAATACGACCGTCTTCCATTTCGTATTCACCTATTGGTAAAGCTATTTTTTGTTCGTCTTCAGTTACTACGAAAACCTCGTTACCAGCTTCAAACATTTCAGCTTCTAAAACTGTAACACCGTCGCTTAGTTTCATTGTTTCTAACTTTACCTCCATACCGAGTAAAGTTTTAATTTGATTGATTAGGCTATTTTTCATTTTTATTTATCTTATTTTAATATAATTGTTTGCTATTGTTTTTGCAGTATCTTCAGCTTTGGCATAATCAACAAACTTTTTTCTTCCGTTTACATAATCAGCACTTGCTTTTGCATCAATTCCTAAATCTTTTGCTTGTTTTTCAAAATTATTTAATAATCCAACCATATCGTCTGCCATACTTGAACCAAGTCCACCCCATTTATAAATAGCCGAAATTGTATCATTTAATTCAGCTTTTAATCTATCACCTCTTTGTTTTAATCCTTCTAATTCAGATATGTATTTTGCATAACCATTACTATATGCTTTAATATCCTCTATAACTGATAGTTCAACTTCGTGCTTTTCAAGTTCTACGTTTTGAACTTCGTTAGCCTTTTCGATTTTCTTTAAAATATTGTTTATCATAGCTTATTAACTTATTGGTTTTTTAATTGTTCCTTTTTTATAAATGTACTATTGTAGAAGTACCTTGATTTACTAAACTTCCTATACCTTGATTTTGTAAGTCACCGTTGCAGCATTTAGAATCGTATTTACCGTCTTTACATAGGCAACCACGTTTACCGCCTTTAGGACTTGTTTTACTTTTTGTCGGTGTTTTCATATTTATTAATTAAGTCTTTTAATTTCTCTATTAACAATTCGTCTTCGTGTGAACTCATGTCGTATTTGTCTACGAAATAACCTTCTATTGAAAATCCTTTTACTTCACCGTCTTTTACCTTTTGCCACACCTCATCGTTGTTTACCTTCATTGAAATCATCCAAGTACCTTTAGGTAAATTAAAGTTATATAATCGGCTTTTATCCGTCTTTTCATCTTCAATGATCCAACTTTCAACAACTGACATTCCTTCTAACATTTTACGCTCGTGTTCGTAGGTTGCGTTGTTTTGATTAGAACGCATTAAAAAAAGTTCCGAAGCTTTGCGTACAGTATCCTCACTAAAGTAAATGTAGAACTCTTTATCCTTGTTTTTACGGTATATCTGTTTGTTAGGAATTAAAGCAGCACCCATTAGGATTCTCTTTTCAGTATCTACTTCTTTTAGTTCTACTTCGTGTTTTTGTAGTGCTACAAAATTTTCTTCAATCGCTGGTGACTCAACAACGGAAACGGCATTGATACCCATTTCTTCTTTTGTCTCGTCAATCAGTAATTCTATTATTTCAACTTTTGCCATATCTATTAAACTTAAAGTGTTGCGTTTTGTACTCTATTTCGGTCTAAAGCTTGTGCGCTTGTTACTTCGCCACTAACTACATATGCTTGTGTTGGTGTTTGTTGTAATTGTGCAAGTTGGTTTATTCCGCTTGAACCTATTGTATTAAAGTTCGCAGTCATAGGAGCAGCACCAGCGGGTGCGTTTGAACCACCACCACCGCCCGAACTTGAACTACTTTGAAATTGTTGCGAAGCTATTTTTTTAACGTTAATTAAACCCGCAGTAATAGCCGCAGCCATAGCAATATAATTAAACGGTGGTGGTGAACTTGCTAAAGCCGTGTTTGCCGCTTTATAAGTGTCAATAACCGCGTTGGCTATATTAACCGCCTTTTGTACTTGAAAAGCTTTCTTTTGTTGTTTCTCGCTTTTACCAGCGAATAATGTAGCTAAATCCGAAACTACTTGTAAAGTGTCTTTAGCAGCGTTTAACCTATATTCGTTTAAGGCTTTTATTCGTGCCTTTTCTTCTTCGTCGTATTTCTTTTGATTTGCCGCTTTTTCTTGGTTCGCTTGAACTTCTATTTCAATTTCTTTCATTTTATCGTCTTTCAACGCTTGAATAGAAAAACCACGTGCTTTTAAAGTATCGTCAAAATATTTAGTGTCTAATGCTTTTAAATCTTTTTTAAGATTATCGTCAATTAGTTTTTGCGTTTTAGCGTATTCTTCTTGATCGTAAATTTTACCTTCAATTGATTTAGCTAAATCTTCTTTTTCTCGTTTTGCTTTTTCTTCTAAAGTCCGTTTTTCTTTGTCGAATCCGTCCTCCATTAACTCTATTTCTTTGTCTATTCTTTGACGGGTTAAATCAAGACTTTCTTTTTGTGCGTTTTTTTCAGAATTAGAACGGTCTTGCGCCCCTTGTTTACCTAAATTAGTTATTTGATTTTCAAAACCAGCCTTTTGATTTTTCATTGTTTGAAGGCCTAATTCAAGTTCCTTTATAGTAGCGTCCGATTTAGCTTTAGTTTCGGCTGGGTCAAATAACAAATTAGCTAAAAATTTAGAACCAGATTCAGTTAATTTAGAAATCTCTTTGTTTATGTTTGATGTTACTACTTTGCCTAAACCCAACGCTTCGCTAACTTGGTTTGCAGTTTCTAAAACCATGTCAATAGGCGCAGCCATAGCACGAAATACCAACGCTTGACCTTCTAACCATAGTTTAAAAAACATTTCAGCGTAACCCCTATTACGTACCGCAGCATCGTATTCAGCTTTTGCAGTTTGTTTAGTTGTACTTAACTTTGTTTCGGCTAAAGCTATTTCACCGTCTATTTGTTTGATTTTGATTTGTAGAATTTCCTTTTCAGATTTACCTTGTTGTTTGAGTATCTCGTCTTGGTTATCTAACATTTTACCCTTGTGTTCTTGGGCTGCTATATCTTTATCAATTTGTTTATTTAATTTATTTTGTTCGTCACTCACACCACCAACAGCCGCTTTAATATCGTCCCAATAAGCAACCGCAGTACCTAAAGCCACTACAAAAACACCTATACCCGTAGCAATTAATTCCGTTTTAATACCTTTTAATGCGGTTTTAGCTACAGTTCCTAATTGACTAAACGCATCTTTCGCTTGCATTACACCGTTAATACCTTGTGTTAAAGCCATTACCGCTTGAACACGTAGCATTGCTTCTTGAACCTTGTCACTTTCAACACCTAATAAAGCTAAACCACCTTCAAATGCTTGAAAGCCATTCATTACGCCGTTAATAGCACCTTCTACCGCTTGAAATTTAGCATCAGGGTTAAATCCTTTTATTAAGTCCTTACTAAATTCTATTTGGTCTTTTAATTCAGCAGCTTTTTTCGCAGCCATAGCCGCTTGGTCTGAAGTTTCGCCGTAAGTCGCAGCAAGTTTTTGTAGTTCCGCTACGGCTTCCCTATATTGCGTTTTTAGGCTTTTACTATTGTCTTGTATTTCTAATTCTATTGTCCGTTTTTCTGCCATCTTTTACGCTTTTGTTGGTTATAAACTTTTTTAATATTGTCCGTTAGTTCGTGTTTTCCTTTCGCTACGTCTACAATTTCACTTACGCCAAAAAAATTATCGGCTTTTAATAGTTCTAAAATTAGTTGAATCATTGTTGTAATATTTGAATTTGATTTGCTACTTGTTGACCGTTACTCAAAGTGTACGTTATAGTCAAAGTAATAACTTGAACCGCAGAATTTTCAGTTACTATATTTTGAAATTCTTCAGTAATTAAACTATCTGAATTTTCAGTTAAAATATTTGCGGGCGTGTCCGTGTTTTCAGGAATACACACCGAAATAAATTGCGAAGAAGTTATTGTACTTGGTGAAATTGTAACACCCGCAAAGTCGGTTGTTATATCAGCACTAACTGCACCGTTTACAAAGTTAATAGCAACTTCTACACATTGAGAATCAAAAGAAGGAACGTAAGGTCTACCGCTTGTTATTGGTCTAAAATCTAAATACAAACTAAAATCTACTTGACCCGTTGTTAGGTTACTTTTCATTTCGTTTATTATATAGCGTTTATCTCTTATAATAAGACGGTCATTTAATTTCAAGTTTGTAAGTAAAGAAACCGGTAAATTTGTCTTTACGTGAACAAGCCTATTTTTAAGGTTGAACAAATTTATTAAATACGAAAAATAATATTCAGCGAATAAGCCTTGTTGAATTGTTTCTAAATGTATAACTGAATTTTCAGCACCAAAGTTTAAACTATATTTTTGATTTTGATAAGTAAGGTCTTGACCAAATAAAGCGAACGTATCAATGTTTAAATGCGTTGCTCCAGTATAGAATTTAATGTCATGCGGCAAAGGGTCACTTTCACCGTATAAATAAAGTAATATAGGCTTCGGCGTGTACGCTTGAAAATTCTCGTTTAACGTATATCCGAAAATAGCGTAGTTACCTGAATTATCTATTGACCTTTGAAATAATAAATTTTCAAAAGGAACTTCAATTGTGTATTCGTCGCCGTCGTAATTATATTGGTATTCTAAATCCCCGTATTGTTGGTTATATGTTTTAAAGTAATTCTTGTTTGCAAAGGACTCACTTTGTTGATATTTGAAAGCTATTTTTTTATACAACTTAATGCGTTCAATATCGATTGAATCTACATCCGTATATTGTGTAATATCTACAATTGCGCCTTGTGAATACCAATCTTCTAAAGGTAGTATTTCAAAAGTGTTTACGTCAGTAGCTACGCACGTACAATTAAACTCTTTTAACACGCCCGAAAAAAAATCACTAACTTTTATATCGGGTAAAACGTTGTTTATATTTACGTTACCTGAAAGCGAAGTTGTAACCGTACTCATTTGAGCGTAATTAATTACACCGTTATTTCCGTTTATTTGGTAGATAATATTCATATCTACGTCCATTATTGCATCAGCACGTAATTGAAAAGTTACGTCCGTGTCTAAGCCACTTGTATTTATGAAAGTAACATTTCCGAAAACTCCCGTCGTAGTACCTTGAACTGTTTGATAATAATTACCGTCTTGAAAAATATCAATGTACCATGTACCCGCAACCGATTGACTTAAAATATCAAAGCTTATAATGTGCGCATAAACTCCAGAAAGTTCTTCAATGTTTATTTTGCTTCCGTATATATCTACGTAATTCGCTGGGTTCGGTAAACTCGGATCAACTACCGTTGCCGTTATTTGGTCAATATCAATAGTACTGGCTTCGCTTATCCAAGTGTATTCCGTTGTATTTTTGCCGTATAAAAAAACTTGGTTAAACCTTGTATCGCTTAAAAAGTTTCCCGTAAATGTAACGCCGTAATCATTTGCAATTGCTTGAAATAACCTACTTGTTTTTATAGCTGGAAATAATTCATCGTAATGTATTGCGTGAGCATTGTTTGTTACGTCTTCAGTACCGTGGTGGTATTGCCATAATCTGCTACTTGCAATTAAAGGATAGCGAACATCGTAATCAGTTGTTAAGTCCGTTATACGGTCGTAAATTTCATTCGCAGTAAATTCAAATTCGTATGCGCTTAAATCTAATAAATTTAATTTATCTTCACCGAATAAATCTTTGAGCGTTCGTATTTCACCGTAAAAAGTTATTTGATAGTTTTCCGCATGACCGTTTTTTATATTCGCCTTTTCAATCTGAATTTTACCACGTCTGAAAGTAGTTAAATCAATTTCTATTACCGCGTTTCTTCTTATGTTATGATCGAATAACGTCGTCGGGTCTAACGGATCGCCAATATCGGACTGGTAAAAATGTTTGAATATTTTATTATTAACCGTTGAAGCGGGTACGGTAAAGCTTTGCGAAAAGTCCGTAAATACTTTTGAAATATCGTTAATGTTTTGAACGCTCGAAGTAACATTAATTTGTTCATCTTCAAATAGTTCAATCTTTTGCCCTTCAATATAAACTTGTACTTGCCTCATATTACGTTATTTATTGCATTGAAAGCAAAATCAAACTCCAACTGATAGTTAATCATTTTTTGGTTTATATTCTTGAATAGCTCCGTTGACTTCGTGTTAATCTTTACGGGTAAACTGTTTAACAATATTCTTTCACTTGTCATTAATTGTTCTAACAAGTCATTGTAGTTTTCAGTTACCCAGTCCGTGTTTACTTTAATACTACGTTTTGCAGTTGTGTTAAACACCTTGCGTTGACCTTCTAAAGTATTGTAGTTAGGAAAAGTATTTTGCATTAAATTGTATTCCGTGTTTTCAACGCTAAAGGTATCGTTAGACGCAGCGAAAAACCAAGTCCGCTGCCAACATCCGTATTTATTTACAAAGTCGCACAAAACGCCCGTATATCTACAATTATCGTATGGCTTGAAATAACCTGTCCAAACAGTTACGTCACTCCCTAAAATATTAACTGTTATTTCTAATTTGTTACCCGCAGCGTAATAGTTTTGGTAAACCCTCGGAACGTCTATAATAGAATTGTTTGTTAAGTTTTGCGTGAATGTCGCAGCCGTTGCCAAGTTAGTATATTTCGCTTTGAAGCTTGTCGCAGTTTTAACCATTATATGTCCAGCCCTTCTACTTGAATTTGTACTTGGATTCGTTCCGTCGTAGTAATAAAAAAACGTTCCCTCGTCGTGTAATATGTCGTTACTTGGTGTATAATTGTATCCTTGTTCGTACCAACCGAAACCGTCATAAGCTACGTATGAATTCGTACTTAATAGTGTGTATGTACCGCTATCTAATTTGTATCTTTTTAGTTGAACGTTGCACCACTGATTTGTGTCGCTTGCGGGAAAAGTATTGTATATTTCTTGTCTTGTATTCCAGCTTAAATATTCACGAATGTACGGACTAATATTATAATACGTCTTTACGTTGTTTGAAGCGGGTATTAATTTACTCAAAGTGTAACTTGGCGTAGCTGGTGCGCTCCCCGTACCGTTCCAAATAAATACTTCTAATTTACTTCCGTCTTGTCCCGTTTCGGATATTTCTACTATATAAGGTGAACGTGCAAAAATACTCATTTTATATTCTTTAAATTTTGGTCTAATATTTCGGTTAATAGTTGTTCAGCATCTAAACCGTATTTATCTATTAACGTATCGGGTAAAGTTTTGTAGGCTTCTTCAAATGGTTTAGTAAAAAATAAACTTGGTCTTATTCCGTATTTTTGTATGTGCGCAGCTAAAGCGAATTTAATACTTGAACGAGAAACAAATTTACCACCCGCACCCCTTGGTGCTAAACCTCTTTTAACTACCCATTTATCGAAGTGTCTTGGGCTTGGTCTATTTGTTATTCCTGATTTGTATGAATAAGGTGAATCTGAAAACTTTCTTTCAGTACCCGAAACCCCTTTATCCTGAAAGTTACCGTAAGGCTCCATTTCAAAATAGATACCTATTGAATTAGGCATTTCTTTTACTTCGCCTTTTATCGAATTAGATAATCGACCGCTTGAATTTTTACCCATCTTTTGTAAATTGGCTTTCGCTTCAGCTACTACCAAGTCACGGAACTTTTCTAAAGCTTTTAGTCTTTCACTCATTAATCGTAAATTGCATTTAATGTAATTACACCGTCAGGACAAAGTGCCGTATATTGTGCGCTATTCATTACTAAACGAACACGCCCGTCGCCATTATCGTAATACGTACCATGATTTAAAAAACACGCTTGACTTTGAACGGGTGGGTTTGCATTTAACATATCTACAAAATCAGTTATGTTGTTTTGATTCGTGCCATAACAAGCCGTTACAAAATTACCGTCACATAAATATTGAATTGAATTAATAGGCGTAGTTTGAAAATCTATTACTTGACTAAATGCAGTATATTCAGTATCGTCGCATATTGTCATTTCGTTAGGAACTAAAATATCAAACGTCATTGTCCAACCAGCTAAATAGTTTTCGAATCTTTCAGCGAATGCTTCTAACGTTGGATTACCGTCAACTTGAAAAGGTAGTGTGTACAAATCGCCCCTTCTTAATTCTTCGTACAATCTGTTTAGAATTGAAAGCATAGTGTTTAATACATATACCTCATTATCGTTTCCGTTGAATATGTCGGTATCTTCGTCTTTTGATTTGTTGACAATATCCATAGCCATCAAGCTCACGTTAAAACGAATTATATTGCTTTCAAACGTAGCGTTGTTTACTATAATATGTACTAAAGGGAAAATAGTTTGCTTTGCTAAATCTACCGCAAATATGTCGCCTTGTGTAACCGTGTTTACAAAAGGGTCACTTTCTAAATTTGTTTTAATCGTATCGAGTACCGTGTAATAATTAGCCATTTTTATAAATCTTTTTTAATTCTCTATCTTCTATTTCTCGTTTCTGTTTTTCGTAAGTAAGGTAGGTAAGACATTTTCTAACCCCCATTCTGGTAACTTCATCAAACTTTGTAATGTCTCCCTGAGAAAGCGCATAGATTGAATTGTACCAGCCCCATCGTTTATTAAATTGCGTTCTTTCGCTAAAGTCATTATTTTCGGATTCTTCTGAATCTCCTTCTCCAAAGAGGTAAGCGTATGTTGAACCAAGTCGCTTCCTAAAGTCGAAAAAAAAAGCGTTGCACCCAAGACAACATTTAACGGTGCGAACTTCATTACGTCGCTAAATTCGTCCGTGCCAGTGTACTCGAATATTTCGTAACGGTCTTTTACTTTCTTTGTAATAGGTCGGTACATTACCGCCATGGCTTTATGAAAAGTTTCTACGCTTGAAATATTACTTTCTAAATCTATATATTCACCGAAAGTCATATCCTCCAGATTAGGAATAAAACCAAATTCAGTATTATCGATTTTAAATGTAGCTTGAAATTTAGGCTTCGCTTTGAATATTTCGTTTAAATGTAGGGTCAAACTTTTAACATCAGACCATTTTACTTTAACAACGTCTTTCATTTTTAAACCGCAGAATATTTCAATAGTCTTTTGACCAATAAATTCTTCGTCGTTCGACTTTTCAACTACCTTCATAAATTCCTGATAGCTCTTTAAAGGTATTTCACTTAATGAAGTAGGTATTACTATTTCTGTTTTCATCTTATTAATTAACTTTTTATTCGTGTTTTTGTAGTATGTAGATTTTATTTACACTATTTGCATACCTGAACGGGTGCGAACTATTATTTATTTACCAAATATGATACTTACCGTAGTTACTA